CTTCTATTCGGTTTTCTTTTTTCTTCATGCACATATCCATCACCTCTTTCAATGTTATGTCGGCTAAATGGACATCGTATGGGTTGATATTGTATTCAGCAAGGGCCTGCATAGCCGCTTTTCTGTTTTCAAAATATCCTATGTATTTAAAAATTTGTTTTCCTTTATCGTTATAGCCAATTGTAATTCTGGCACCAAAAGGCTTTCTTCTTTTTCCACCTAGTTTTATAACGGATCCATATCCATTTGGATTTTTCATAAAAAAATCACACTCCTTAGTATTGAATTTTAAAAGGTTGTGTGATATACTTTTACTGGTGTTTGTGAGTATATCACATTGCTTAGTCCCTATTGCCGTAGGGACTATTTTTTTTATTTCTTCTAAAATTTTAGTTCTTAATCTCATTCTTACGAATCCTATTGCCGTAGGATTATTTTAACCTTAAATTGCCTAATTTAGAATATTCTGCACTTTTTTCAATCCCAATATAGTTCCTGTTTAGTCGTTTACATACTCTTCCTAATGAAAATGAACCTGCAAATAAATCTAATACAACACTACTCTCATTTGAACTAACTTTTACAATACGTTCTAATAAAATTTCAGGTTTTTGAGAAGGATGTTCTACATATTCTTCCATTTTGAATCTCACTCTTGGAAAATGCCAAACATTTCCTGGAACTTTTTTATCATTATACGGAGCAGGTGGACTTTTTCTATAGTCAATTAATTTTCTTTTTGCTCCTGTTTTAGTTTCAACTAAAATATCTTGATAATTAAATGTATATTTGTTTTTATTTTTTACTGCAAAGATTATTGGTTCATAAAGAGAACCAAAATGCTTTTTTGCTTGTACACCTGAACTATCGTATTCCCATATAATTCTTGATTTTATATGCAGTCGTTCTCTTATGAAGATATCAAAATATGCATAAAACTGTGTTGAACACATAAAATACAGAGAACCATCTTTCTTTAACTTATTTATACCCAATTCTAACCACTGATAACACCAGTCTAAATAATCTTTTTCTGTATTCCAGAAATCAGAAGTTCCTTTATATTTTTTATTCAAATTATAAGGAGGATCTATAAAAATTAAATCTATTGTATTGTCTTCTATCGTGTTTAAAGCTTCTATAACATCTGAATTTATTATTTTTATCATGAATTTCACCTCAAATTATTATATCATAATTTAAGCGTTATGCATAGATACCAAATATTCTTTATTTACTATATTCTTTTCCATAAAATTATGGAAATTTTCCATTTCTTTAATTATTAAATTTTTCATAATCTCAATATCTAAGATGTTGGAATATGTATTTTCTTTAGCTTTCAAACCTGTATGCGCTATTGAGTTTCTATTATGCACTAATTTTTCCAAATTTGTTTCAAATACATTAGTTTCATCTATCAAATTATAATTTAAGATAGTGCAAATATTCTTATAATTTTTAAATTTTAAATTACTTTCAGTTCCTACTATGTATTTCTCAAAATATTCATTTTCATCAATTTTTATTTTGAATTTAGAATTCTTTGAAATCATATCGAGCATTCTTTTTTCTTGAGAAATATTGTTATTAACTTTGTATTTTTCTAAAAGACTTTTTAAATATACCCATAAAAAATTTTCGGTAAGTTTAGATAAAACTAGTTTTTGAGAAATGACAAATGAAAAATATTTTATTGTGTATTCTTTTATAAATCCTTCCCAATGTGCATACAATAGTAATATGAAAGATTTATTTAATGTTTCTGCAATCCCTGAACTTTGACAGCCCCAGATGTACATATAAAAATCTGTTATTTCTTTTTTTCTATTACTCAGAGCGGTTGTTAATTCAAATATCAATTTTTCATCAGGTCTATTTTTCATTATATGTTTCTCCCTATTTCAATACCACTAATAAACTGATCTACTACATTTGTTCCTCTATTTGCTTTTTTCTTATATCGTTCATCATTTTGGATTCTATCCATTACTTCTGGTAGATTTATATTTTCGCCAATATGATTATGTATGAATGAAATTACACAAATATATAAAAAAGGCGAAAATTTTCTTCCGTTTGCAAAAGGTTTCTTCGGTACTTGTTTGTGTATGATTTCAAATAAACTCGTTATACTTTGTATATTTTTTATTGCCTTATCATTCTTTAAAACTTCAGTTATGCATAAGTCTATAAATCTATCACGTGATAAGTAGTTATTTCTAGCCATATTTTTAAAAATTTCTATTCCTTTTTTACCTTCAAAATCAATATCACTATTTATTATGATCAAAGCATAAATTAATAATTCACTTCTATAATCTTCTGAAATTTGTTTATCACTAATAGTCAGAACGCGTTCACATAGTTTGCTATCCTTAAAATCCTTAATTTCTTCATAGAATTTATTATTAAGTTTTGAAATTAAGAAATTTCTGATTTCTTGTGCTGATAAACTAATCCCGCCTGTGTTAAGCCTGTTAAATAATGTGTATTCAGATTCTATATTTTCGGATACTAATAAATTAACGTCAATTCTTTTTATATCAAAAAATTTAAACAAAGAATTGGGATATTCCTTTTTTAACTGGTTATAAGTTTTACCATTTAATTCCCTAAGAATCTCTAAATTACTTAACACCAATGGATTTTTATGATTTTCATCTACTAAATTTCCGTAAAACCAAAGAATACTGGATATTCTTTGAACCCCATCTATTACTTCCCACTTTCCATTTCGTACTGACACAAAAATAGGTGGGAGCGGTATTCCCAACATTATTGATTCGATTAATTTACTAGCTTGTTCCCCGCTCCATCTAAATAATCGTTGGTATATTGGAACTAAATTAATTTCTTCATTTTGATACATAGTCATTAATTCTCTTAAACTCATAGAATATTTATCTTGAATATATTTCTTTGAATTTATGTCTAAATATTCATCAAACTCTTTATCTTTCATTAAATCGTTCTCCTTTCTAAAATATAAATATTTATCTGCTTTCAAAACCAATCCCATTTTTATTTCTATCCAGATGTGAAGCATATCCAGGCTGTCCTTTTTTCATTGCTTTAGTGCAGTTGCTAAAATACAGACTTCCTGAAGATGAAGTTTTTTTGAAGATGATGTGTTTGAAGATCCTGATTTCTTTCTATGGTAATGATATTTTCCAGTCTTTCTGTTTGTGTTGTTGAGCATAACTTGCAATAGATACTGTATAGTTGCAAATAAAATTAAAATTCCTTTTCGATTCATTTAAATTTTCCACCTGTAAAATATAAATAAACCTAAATTAATCATCCTTTTATCTTTTTTTATCATTCAATAATATTTTTAAATTTATTTCAGTAAAACACTTGCTAATAATGTATCAAATTTTCTAATATTGATATTTTTGTTAAGGTTAATTTTTATGTGTCCGGTTCTAGTCCATAATTCTACTTCTGAATTAAAATCTAAAAATTTTCCAGTATTTTCTGTAGACCACATATTAATTGAAGTGTATGGTAAAGAATAAATCTCAACCTTTTTTCCTGATAATCCTTGAGCATCTCTAACTATGAGTCTTTTATTAGTGAAAATAGCCACATCTCTTATTGTTTTGTACGCACATACTGCTTTCTCACCTTCAACTAATATATTTTGAACATCATCTGGAATAGGACATTCAATGCTAAATGTCCATGTCAACATTGCTTTTAAATCCATTTTAAATTTCCTTTTCTTTTATTCATTATTTTAATCGTAGCTTCTCTTACCTCTTTCTTATATTAAAGAGTATTATTTACAGATTACTTAACAATAATTTATTTTCTAAAATTTGAGGATTAGATTTAACTATATTTTTCAAATTTTCGTTGCAATCGTCTATAGTTTCTTCTAATTCTTTGTTACTAGCTTCAAACTCTTCTTTAGAAAACCATGAATCCTCCATTTTGTGAGTTTTTCCATATTCATAAAGTTTTTTGTTTTGAGATAACATTTTTTCATGATTGTATTTTTTAGAGAAATTATGCATTAAATCTTTACAGAAATCTAAATCATATTCTGGATTTAAGTATCTTTTTAAAATTAAATGGGATCGACTACCGCCTATCCCCATCATATCAATAAAAATAAGAATAGAAACAACTAGATTATCCAAAGAAACATTTCCTGTAATTTTACATAGAAATAATTTTTTATAACTGTTCTCAGTTTCAAAATTTAATTCCTTATTATAATGATTTCCGTATCTATTTCCTATTATCTGGTATGCCTGATTTAAATATTTATTTTGTATGTGTGATATTATCAAGTCTTCAAAATCAGGATCTTTGGTAGCAGATTCTTGTAAATTAGAAATAGCGACTTTTCCTTTTTCGGTTAATTCTAAATATTTAGGGCCATCTTTGAAAAAATCAAGTAAATTTTCGGTTGTTAGATTATCGCTAATTCTTTTTAAAAGATCAGGTTTGTTTCCAGAAAGTTTTAAATTATAGTGTTTTAATAACTTTTTTAATTCAGGAATTGTATATTTTTTTAAATCAGTTTGATAGTCGCTTATTTTTAAATAATTATTACTGACAAATAAATCAATTGTTTTTTTGTAGTCAATTCCATAATCATAAGTCCAATACATTGCTAAATTGATATTATCTGCAACACTTCCTTCAATATATTTAAGAAAACTTTTCTCTAATGCTGTTAAATCTCTATTTAAAACCACTTTGTCTATTTTAGTATAGTCAAAAAGTTTTATTTTATTTTTGTGAAACTCTTCTCTCCTTTGTTGATAATCGTTATCAGAATTTTGTTCAATAGATACTTCTACCTTTACTTTATTTTCATTTTCAATTATTTGATTTTCATTTATTACTGGATTATCAGTATTGTCAATTTCACAATCGCTAATGTCGTTGCTTAAATTTTCTGCTTTTTCAAGAGTTGAACTGATTTTATTAAAAAGATTTTTAAAAAATTTCTTCATTTAGACTCCTTTCATTACTATTTTTTATCACTTACTACTTCTAGTATTTAATTTTATAAAATTATATATTATTTAAAATATAGTGATAACTCCTCTACAAACAGAACGTATTTCATGAAAATTATTATCAAAATAAAAACTGGCTTGATTACCAATATAAGGAATTACCATAGGGGGACTTTCAAGCATATTAATATCATGTTTTATCCAACCTAATAGATATGTTATAGTTCTCTTGTTAAATATTAAAACAAGTTTATTGTTTAAAGAACCATTTTGAAAATATGGTATGGGTAAAGATAATTTATCTATCAAAAATATTGTATTAGAACTTATAAGATACCCAAGATTATTAATTATATTAGTATTATAAAAAATTCTGTCGTATTCTGAAACAGCTTTATTCAAAAAATCACTAGTTTTAGTTTCTATGTTGTTTAAAAGCCCTCCTGAAGTTAACATATGAGTTGCTCCTAAATTATCATTTATATTTGATACCCTAGGACCTCTTAATAAATCATAAATATCAACCCTTAAAATATTAGAAACAAGGTCTACTTTTGAAACTCCAGGATCAGAATAGTTCCATTTTCTTAATGTACCGTTTGACAAACCTGCTAAACTTTCAATTTCACGAATACTCATGTTTCGGATTCTCGCATAATACATTATATTATCATATATATTGAACATTTTATCCTCCATTTTTTAGTCTACAAAAAAAACGTACACAAAAGTACTAATTGTCTATTGACTTTTCAAAAATATATGGTATAATAACATTGTGCTTAAGAATTTAGCAAAATCCTTAAGCATTAAATTATACCATTTTAATAATAAAGTGAGAATTAATAAACTGGCCTCGGAAACTAGATTATTTATTCAAAATTTATATTTAATAAATTTCTATTTTTTTATGTAATTAAATAATACAAAAAAATAGCACTTTTATTATGCTTAAATTCTAGCATAAACAAAAATAATTGTCAATATATTATTTGAAAGGAGAAATAATGTCTAGAGTAGAATTTGAAATAGCAGTGAAAACTGCAATGATAAGAAAATCATTAAATTTATCTAAAACATCTAAAATTATGGGAATTAGTGCAGCATATCTTTCAGATATAATACGTGGTAATCGTAAAGCGAATTTTCAAAAAAAGAAATTATGTGAAATTTTAGATATAAAATTTGAAGAAAAAGACTAGGAGATAAAAAATGAAATTAATTAATAAATTATTAATAATTAAAGAAGTAATTAACTTTGTAAATTGGAATTACAATAATCCAAATGATTTGTGTAATGAAATAATTGCAGAAGTAAGTGAGCTTGAAAAGGAAAATATCGCTTTGAAAGCAAAATCAGAAGTTTACGAATCTATTCAAAAGGATACAAAAATTAATGACAAAAAGTAATACTATTCCCCTATTTAATATTAGATAATTATACTATTTAACAATGATTTGAAAACTTTTGTTATTAATATAATTTCTATTTTTTAATGGGGTTTAGCATAAAATAAAGAGAAGAAAGGATAAATTTATGAAAATAATAGAAAAAATAAATGCAATTAGAAATGCTTTTCAAACAGGTAGTTGGTGGAAATTTGGAAATCCATATGAAATACTAGATGATATTGCAAAAGATATTACAGAACTTGAAAAAGAAAATTCAGCTTTAAAAGCAAAATTAGAAGTTTACGAATCTATTCAAAAAGATACAAAAATTAATGATAAAAAGTAAAATAATGGGTAAACAAATAATCAAAAAAAGAAATATAAATGTAACAAAAGAGGAAAAATGTCGTTAAGGGACTAGGTAATGAAAAAACAAACACCAAAAAAATTTAAGGGACGGCAATCCCGGAAAGGAAAAAGACTATGGAAGTTTCGGAATCCTGGATAAGGAAACAGGCGGAAAAATTACAATTATCAGTAAAAGAAGCTGCTGAATTTGTCGGCAAAGGGCAGCAGTATGTAAGAGTCGGATTGCAGACAGGAAGACTTAAATTTGGGACTGCAATCCCAAAATTCAAAGACGAAAATGAAAGAGAAGCAAGAAGAAGGACTGGGAAGCACAATTGGGATTACGATATTCAACGTATTCAAGTTGAAAAGTACGTTGGGATAACTTATGAAGAATTTTTAAAAATGAAATTTGGAGGAATTTAAAATGAAATATGATGCTTTAGTAATGGTAAACAATCAAAATAAAGAAACAAGAAGAAAAATGGAAGAAAGAAAAATTAAGAACAGAATAAAGAAACTTGTAAGAAAGGTTGGGCTATCAAAATGACAGTCAGGGAAAAACTTGAAATAGAAATGGACAAGGAAGAGATTGAGAGATGGGAGGGAAAAAATGCTGACAGTGAAAAATCTGATAAAGATACTGTTCCTGGTAACCGCAACAGTCCTTATACAGCTGGAAGTGATTAGGGAAAAAGGGCGATGGGTCGCTGGAGGAAACCTGGTATTTCCAATATTGCTGGCTGTACTTCTTTGGTGGAACTGGTTTTTTAAGAAAAAATTGAAATGATGGAGCAGGTTATGAAACTGAAAAGGAAATTAAGAAAGCAGAAGGAAAAGCAGGAACTGGTGTCAAAGGCACTGGACTATAAAGAGTTTTCAACACAGAAGAACGAAAAGACAAAGGTTTTCTCAATGATGGCGTTGTCAAATCTGTGCAAGCATTACAGAAATTATTTCAACATACTGGGTATTACGGACGAAAATCTTGTAAATGGCGATACAAAAATACCTGTGCTGACTGAGAAAAATACGCTTTGGTGCACTTTTAAGCTTGAGGACATTATTCAAAGAACTTTCAGGGCTGTGAGCAGGCTCATACAGGAATATGAGTACGAGGATTTACAGAATCCGAACCAGCGTAAGATAAAAGATTTTAAAAATGAATTTGTGATTGTTGAGTTTTCCAAGATGTATCAAAAGGAACTGTTGGAATTAAAGTTCAGATTTGGTAAATATCTGAAAAGCAACTACAGAGAAACTGAAAAGGCTTTGAAAGAGATGATGGTACTGTTTGCCTACTATGAGATATTTAAAAAGCAGATCCTGGACAAACTGAAAGACTTCAGTAAAAACAACAGGATGTACATGAAAACATTTATCACAAAAACGGACAAGAAATTTGAGGAAATAAAACAAGTCATCATAGAAGGCGGAGAACCTGACTTCAAAAAGGATATGCTGGAGCTTCTGAAATTTGAGGAGGCTGGGATTAAGATTAAATGGGTTGGGTACAGCAGAAAAACAGCTTTGAAAATGAAACAAGGAATAAATTAAAAATAGCGGAGGTATAAAACATGATTGGAATTCAAGTAGATGAAGACGAACTTTTGATAGACGGAGCTATTAAATGTGAATCAGAAGAGGATTATTATATGATACTTGATGAGCTTTACAGGGATAGAAGGGAGGAAATAGAAAATGAGAACTTTGACTGATGTTCCAATAGGAATAAACGGAAAAATTCATTATGCAGATGTTATGGTACACGGAACTGTTTCAGAAAAGTCAGAATGGATTTTGGAAGAGTTTAAGAAGCTACCGCTTTATCTTCAGGAAAAAATGCTGAAAGATTTGGGAATACTAAAAAAAAATGCCGATACTGCAAATATCGACAACATATAAAAACAAACTAAGTAATTATACCACTAAGAAAGGAAAAATGCAATATGTCAGAAAAGTCAAATGTGACAGTAAGAACATGGGAACTTTTGGAAGCTGTTAAAATTGTAGAAAATTTTACAAGTACTGAAAAAATAGGGAAAGAATACCTTAAAGGAATTTGTATTGAAACAAACCAAAAAGAGAACATATTGATTTTGAGAACAACAGATTTAAAAATATCTGCAAAAGTTGAAATGTTAGGACAAGTAAATAAGGCTGGGAAAGCTGTGGTTTCGTGTAAAATCTTTAAAGATTTAATAAAAGGCATTTCTAGTGCTAATGTCAACATAGCAATTGAAAAAGAAAAAATGGTTATTCAAACAGCAAATTCTAAAAGCTTAATTTCATTAATAGAGGATGTAGAGTTCCCAGTATGGCCTGGGGTAGACAAACTAAAATATTATTCAGTACAAAAATCAGATTTGAAAAATATATTTGAGAGTGTAAAATTCTCTGCTTCAGTTAATCCTGAAAATGAAGTAGTAAACTGTGTAAGATTTGAATATGAAGAAGAAAAATTGAAAGTCGCTGGAACTGATACATATAGATTGTCCTATGCTGAAATTAATTTAAATGCTAATGAGGGACAACCAGAAGAAAGACTTAATGTGAGCGTTCCTTTGAAAATGATTGACGGAATTGTTAAGTCTATGAAATCTAAGTTAGGAATACCTAGAGAAAAAGTGCTGATTGTTTGTGATGGCAATAAGGTGCTGTTCAAGTTTGCAGGAATTGAAATTGTATCGGATTTAACTAAGTTAGAATTTCCAGATTATAAAACTATAATTAAGAATTTGAATACGGATAAACAAGCAGTTCTTCACACAAAAGATTTTATTGCTGTACTTAAGAGAGCTTATTCCATAGCAAAAGGCAACAAGGAAGCTAAAAATGGTGCGATATTTGATTTTAGTCAAAATAGGCTGCTGATAAAATCGATTGATGAATACTCTAAGTTTGAAGAAGACATACCAACAATTTATAGTGGAGAAAATTTAAAAATCTCTTTGAACGTAAAATTTTTGATGGATTTTATTAGTAAAGTTAAGGATAAAACGGTAGTACTTAAGATGTTAAACAATAAAAGTGCCGTACTTGTAAAAGGTGAATCAAATGATAACTGGATATATCTGATAATGCCTTTGGCGTTGAGAGAATATTAATTAAGGAGGATTAAAAGAAATGGCAGAAAAGTTAAAATTACCAAAAAGACCAGTGCTAAAATGTGAAAAGGATTACGGCTATCCTATCAGGATAAGAAAGGCAACGCATAACTTGCTTGATGTAGTTTCAGATGAAACTGGATGGAGCAAAGTGGAAGTAATTGCAAAAATGGTTGAATTTGCATTTGACAATATTGAATGGGTAAGCGCTGACGAGTACATAAAAGAAGATAAAGGAAGTGCTGAATAACGAAACTGGAAGTACAAAAAAAAACAATTGTCAAATGAAAGAAAAATAGATGAAATTATAAAATTGATGAAGGAGATTTTAAACAATGGAATTAAAATTAGTGATTGAGATTGAAGAAGGAAGCAAACCAATAATTAAAGAGTTTTCAAGAGCGTTAATGGCACTAGGGAATACTGCAACAATTACAAATCCTGCTGGAACAGTAGTTGGGAAAATTCAAAAGTTTATGCAGCCAACACCTGCAGAAGATGATTATGCTAAACAAGAGATGAAAAATTGGCAGACTAACGATGTAAAAGAAGTTGAAGAGAAAAATGACAATGTGGAAAAGTCTGAGAACATTGTGGAAAAAGCCCAAAAGAAAGTTGAAGAGAAGCTGAGAGTAGAAGCCAAAACTGTAGAAACAGAAGTGCCTAAAAAAGAAGAAGCAAGTGTTCCATCAGCAGCTGTTCCAACTTTAACACTTGAACAGTTAAGAGCTGGATGTGCTGAAATGTCAAGACTTGGAAAAGGTGCTGAATTAAGAAATCTTATAAGAGAAGTTTACAAGATACAAAAACTGGATGACCTGGATCCTAAAAACTACGAAAGTTTTGCAGATAATTTAAGAGAGTTAGGAGTAAGAATCTAACGGAAGGAAACCACAAGGATAGAAACCATGCCTTGCTTAGTGCAAGCGGGGCTAGCAGATGGATGAACTGCAACCCAAGTGCAAGGCTTGAGGACATGTTCCCTGATTGTTCAAGCGAGTATGCGGAAGAGGGGACTTTAGCTCATGAAATATCGGAGCTGAAACTGACAAAATACTTAAAACCTATGAACCTTCGCACATTCAACAGCAAAATGAAAAAGCTGAAGTCACATAAGCTGTACAAACCTGAAATGGAAAATTACACGGATGTTTATGTGGATAATATAAAGGAGCTTCTGATGTCGTTTGACAAGCCAGGTACAGCTGAGATTGAAAAAAAAGTTGACTTTAGTGAGTATGTTCCGGAAGGCTTTGGGACTTGCGACTTCGTTACAGTGGATAATGGCACTTTGTACATACGTGATTTAAAGTATGGGAAAGGTGTACCAGTATCAGCACAGAATAACCCGCAGCTTATGCTTTATTCACTAGGGGCTTATCTTGAATTTTCACTGTTCAATGACATTGAAAATATAAATATGGGAATTATACAGCCGAGGCTGGACATCGTAAACATATTTGAGATTTCAGCAGATGAACTCATGAAATGGGCAGAAAATGAGGTCAAGCCCAATGCTGAAAAAGCATTCAAAGGTGAAGGTGATTTTAAGGTCGGGCAATGCACGTTCTGCAGGGCAAAGGCTTTATGCAGGGCTAGAGCGGAAGCCAATATGTCACTTGAAACAGAGATGAAACTTAAAGGGAATATTTTAAGCAATGAAGAAATGGGAGAAATTCTTAACAGGGCAAGGGATGTCGTAAGATGGGTTAAGGATATTGAGAATTACTGCCAGCAAGCAATACTTCGAGGAGAGTACGTGCCAGGATGGAAAGTTGTTGAAGGGAGATCAGTAAGAGCGTTTTCAGATACCGAGAAGGCAATGGAAGTTCTGAAGGAAAAAGGAGTTGCAGAAGAGCTGATGTACGAAAGAAAAATGCTTACGTTGACACAGCTTGAAGGAGTAGTAGGGAAAAAAGATTTCAATGAGTATGTAGGGGATTTCATAATAAAACCCAAAGGTAAACCAACATTAGTACCAGAGTCAGATAAAAGGGCTCCGTATGTAAATGATGTTGTCAATGTAAGTGATGATTTTATAAATTTAGACAATAATGGAAAGGATGATTAGAATGGAAAATTTAAACGGAACTAGAGTAACAGTAAGAGGGAGATTAAGCTATGTGCATGTATTTAAACCGCATGCATCAGTACCGGGAGCAGAGGAGAAGTATAGCACAACGGTTCTTGTGCCAAAAAATGATGTGGAAACAAAACATAAAATAGATGCGGCAATAAAAGCTGCTACAGAGTTAGGAGTGTCGGAAAAATGGGGAGGAAAAATGCCAAATACAGTATTTACACCAATTTGGGATGGAGATGGCATGAATAATAGTGGTGACCCGTTTGGTCCTGAGTGTAAAGGACATTGGGTGTTTACAGCCTCTGCAAAAGTTGACTATCCCCCACAAGTAGTTGATAGAAGAGTGCAGCCCATAACAGATCAGAGTGAAATTTACAGCGGATGTTATGCAAATGTAGCAGTTAATTTCTTCCCGTATCTGTTCCAAGGTAAAAAAGGAATAGGTGCAGGATTAGGAAACGTACAGAAAATTAAGGATGGAGAAAGCCTTGCAGGTGGAAGAACCGCCGAACAGGATTTTGATGTTATCGATGATGAAGATGACGCTTTATATTAATAGAAATTTAGATAATCACGTGGGTTTATCCTGCGTGGTTGTTTCAAACTAAGGAAGGATAAAAATCAGATGGATGTATTAAACATAGATATTGAAACGTTCAGCAGTGTGGACATAGCAAAAGCGGGGCTTTATAAATATGCTCAGAGTGATGATTTTGAAATCCTTCTTTTTGCTTATTCACTAAACGGTTCTGATGTAAAAGTTGTAGACCTAGCTCAAGGGGAAAAAATCCCCATTGAAATAATTGAAAGATTAAACGATGGGAAAACTTTACTGCGAGCCTACAATGCAGCATTTGAGTGGTACTGCCTTAATCAGGCTGGATATTCGACATCATTAAATCAGTGGGAGTGCACAATGATTCACGCCTATTATGCGGGTTATCCAGGCGGACTGGAAAAAGTTGGTAAGGCACTAGGATTTAAGGACGATAAGAAAAAATCAACAACTGGAAAGGCTCTTATAAAATACTTCAGTGTTCCTTGTAAACCTTCAAAGAGAAACGGTGAGAGAACCAGAAATATGCCGCACCATGAACCTGAAAAGTGGCAACTGTATATCGAATATAACAGACAGGATGTTGTGGCAGAAATGGCAATTGCTGATAAATTGAGAAGCGTCGTTGTTCCTGAATTTGAATGGGATTTGTGGAGAACCGACATAAGAATGAATGCTAATGGAATCAAGATTGATACGCGACTTGTTGATAGTGCCTTGTATGTAAGTGATACCTGGAATGAGCATTTAATGGAAACTGCAAGACAGATAACAAAGCTGGACAATCCAAACAGTACGGTTCAATTGTCGAAATGGTTAAAAGAAAACGGTGTAGAAGTAGAAAACTTACAAAAAGCAACTGTGAAAAAACTGATTGATGAAACTTCAGGGAATGTGAAGAAAGTGCTTGAGATAAGGCAGGAGCTTAGCAAGACAAGTACTAAAAAATATGTGGCGATGAGAGAAGCACTTGGAAACGACGGAAGAGTAAGGGGGCTTTTGCAGTTCTACGGAGCCAACCGTACTGGACGCTGGGCTGGAAGGCTTGTTCAGGTTCAGAATCTTCCACGAAACTACTTGGCGGATCTTGACGACGCAAGGGAAATAGTAAAAAGAAGAGATGTTGACACGTTAAGCGTTTTATACAGCAACATACCTGATACTTTGTCACAGCTAATCCGTACAGCTTTTGTTCCGGAGGAAAGGAAGAAGTTTGTAATCGCAGATTTTTCGGCGATAGAAGCAAGAGTGATCGCCTGGCTTGCTGGAGAGCGGTGGAGAACTGAAGTATTCAGGACTCACGGAAAAATTTACGAAGCGTCAGCTTCACAGATGTTCGGAGTTCCAATTGAATCAATCGCAAAAGGCAAAGAAAATTATCATTTGAGACAGAAAGGGAAAATTGCTGAACTTGCATTGGGATATCAAGGTGGACCAGGTGCATTGACTGCAATGGGTGCGATAGACATGGGGCTTACTCAGGAAGAGCTGCCTGAAATAGTACGGATGTGGCGAAATTCAAACCGCAGAATAGTTGACCTATGGTACAGCCTTGGAAACGCTGCAGTAGATGTAATTGAATCAGGCTCAAGGGTAGCAGTAAAAGACTTGTTACTAAGCAGGGAAGGTGATTTGGCAAATGGTATGGACTTTTTTACCATAACACTTCCAAGTGGGCGTAAACTGTATTACGCTAACCCTGGAACTAGGGAAAACAGTTGGGGATCACAAGTTATTACTTACAAGTCAAGTAATCAGACAAGTGGAAAATGGGAAACAACAGATACTTATGGCGGAAAATTAACGGAAAATGTAGTTCAGGCTATCGCAAGAGACTGCCTTGCGGTATCAATTAAAAGATTAACTGAAAAAGGATTTAAAATTGTAATGCACATTCATGATGAGGTGGTCATTGAAACACCTATGGAAACATCTGTAGATGAAGTGTGTGAAATAATGGGGCAGGATATTGAGTGGGCTGAGGGGCTTATATTAAGGGCTGACGGCTTTGAAACACCGTATTATAAAAAGGATTGATGGTTATGTATTTAAAGGATTTTTTGAAACGGGTGGCTAATCGAGATAAAGTTTGGATAGTGTTAAGTGATTTGGATGAATGTAACGGAATTTTCAACTCTTTAGCCGTAGATTTAAAGAAAAAATTGGAAAGTTTATTCAGATTATCTGTTGTTAATTTTGAAAATGCCAGTATGATGGTAAGGCTGGATTACTCAAATGCTTATAATGATTTCATTGAGATAATTTTTAATGAGAAAGGTTTTGTGATAAATACAGAATTTATATATGAAATTGACAAGTCTGAATTTGAAAAGCTACGTGAAGCAATAAAAATAATAGAAAAGTTTTGGAACAGTTAAAAATATTTGAAAGGAGGAAAAATGACAAATAGGGAAATAGTAATATCCACTGCCGGGAGCAGAAAAGAAACTCACTGGAAAACTGAAAAACTGCTGTGGAGTGAGTTTATTAAAAGGCTTGAAAATCCTACAAGGACAACTGAAACATATGAAAGTTTTATGAAGTTGAGAAAATCACAGCAGGATAACCTGAAAGATGTTGGCGGATTCGTTGCCGGAGAACTGAAAAACGGGAAGAGAAAAAACACAAATTTATTAAGCCGTTCGTTAATCACCCTGGATCTTGACAACATTCCAAGCGGGAAAACAAAAGAGGTTATGGAAAAGGTGAAAGATTTGAATGTGTCGTATGTGATACATCCCACCCGTAAGCATTCTGAAGCCGCTCCGAGATTAAGAGCTATGTTCCTTGCAGACAGGGATATGACACCTGACGAGTATGAACCTGTATCAAGAAAAGTTGCCCAGAGATTAGGGATTGAAATGTGCGACCCTACAACTTTTGAACCTGCAAGGCTGATGTTCTGGCCAAGCTGTTCGCAGGATGTGAACTATAAAATTTATTATAGTTTTAACCTTGAAAACCCGCCTGTATCGGTTGACGGTACACTTAATCTATACGATGACTGGAAAAATATGAGTGAGTGGCCACAAGTTCCTGGATCTGAAAAAGTTGCAGAAAGGCTTCTTAAAAAACAGGAAAACCCACTAGAGAAAAGCGGACTGATTGGAGCCTTCTGCAAAACTTTTACAATAGCTGAAGCAGTGGAAAAGTTTATTCCGGAAGAGTATGAGATATCAGATGATGGAAAAAGGATGACCTACACTCAAGGAAGCACATTTGGCGGAGCTATAATATATGACGACGTTTTTGTCTACTCGCACCATGCAACGGATCCTTGTGGCGGAAAACTATGTAATGCTTTCGACATGGTAAGGCTTCATAAATTCTCTGATATGGACGCAGATTCAAAGGAAGGAACACCTACGAGCAAACTGCCTTCATTTACTGAAATGTCGAGACTTGCAAGGGAAATAAAAGAAGTGTCAGCGATACTGAATAAAGAACGGTACGAAAAGGCGGCACAGGATTTTACGACAATTGATGACAAGGATACAGATGTTGAGTGGATGAACCTGCTGACAGAAAATGAGAATGGAAAGTATTTAAAGACTATAAAAAATATAGAAATTGTACTGGAAAACGATATAAATTTAAAAGGAAGGTTTGCAATAGATGAATTTGCAAACAGGGCAATGGTTATGGGAACTACGCCATGGGACAACAGAAATGAAATAAGGCAGTACGAGGAAGTGGATGACAGCGGTTTAAGAAACTATCTTGAAAACAGGTATGGTCTTACCGGAGAAAACAAAGTCAATGATGCACTTCTGCTAGTTTCCCACAAAAGACGATACAACAGTGTAAGGGATTACCTGGAGAGCGTTAAGTGGGATGGGAAGCCTAGAGTAGAAATGCTTCTGAGAGACTATCTCGGTGCGGAGGACAGTATTTATACAAGGAAAGTAATGAAGGTATCTTTGGCGGCTGCAGTTGCGAGAGCCGTTGAAGGCGGAGTCAAGTATGATTACATGCCTATATTTACTGGAAAGCAGGGAATTGGTAAAAGTACATTCTTAGCAAAACTTGGAAAAAACTGGTATTCCGACAGCCTTCAGACTTTTGAGGGCAAGGAAGCTGCTGAAATGATTCAGGGAACATGGATTAATGAACTTGGAGAACTCACAGGATTTAACCGAAGTGAAACTAATTTGATAAAGCAGTTTTTAAGCAAGCAGGACGACATATACCGTAAGGCATACGGAAGGGTTACAGAGAAATATCCAAGAAGATGTGTGTTCTTTGGAACTTCAAATGATTCAGAGTTTCTAAGGGACAGGACAGGGAACAGAAGGTTCTGGCCGGTTGAAGTTGGGATTGTGAAGCCTAAGAAGAGCATTTGGGAAAACCTTGACAATGAAGTTGATCAGATATGGGCGGAAGCCTATATGAATTATATTATCGGAACAGATTTATTTTTAACTGGAGAAGCATTAAAGATAGCGGAACAGAAGCAGGAAGAGCATAAGGTAGTAAATGTTAAAGAGGGAATTATTCTTGAATTTTTGGAAAAGGAAGTGCCGGAAGACTGGCGTCTATGGGATGAAGAGAGAAGAACACTTTTTCATTCGGGAGCGGATAAATCAGGAATAAAAATGGTTCCCCGTGATACGGTATGTGCTGTTGAGATATTAGTTGAATGCTTTGGAATGAAGAAGGGATATATAAAAAATTCGGACAGTATGGAGATTAACGGGATAATGGAAAATATGAAAGGGTGGGAACGGATAAAGCACCCTTTAAAATATGGAAGTTATGGGAAGCAAAGAGGGTTTAAAAAGATAAAAATATAGAACGGGCAACAAAGTCTACAATCTTTTTAGAACTTTTTAAAATTAAAGGATTTAAAGAATGAAAACGGCAACAAAGTGGGCAACAAAATGGGAAACAAACTTAAAAATGGCAACAAACTTTTGTTGCCGCAAAAATAATTAAAAAAATGAACTTTGTTGCTTGTTGCCGAGATTGTTGCCGAGATTGTTGCCACATAAACCCTTTATTAATCGTACTTACAATATGATTGGCAACAAAGTCTACAATCTTTCCTATATAGAGTATAAAATAAAGGAATTAAAGAGATTAAAGGGTGTAAATACGCGTATATGGAGTATATAAATCCTTTATTTAATAGTCTCTATACGCGCGCGTGAAAAGTTTGTAGTCTTATAAAAATTTGGAGGTAGAGATGTCAGAAAAAGAAATTGAAAATTATCTAGTTAGGAAAATAAAAAATAAAAAGGGGGTCGCATATAAATTTACGAGTCCTGGAAACTCAGGAGTGCCAGACAGGCTTTGTCTACTCCCGAATGGAAAAATATTCTTTGTTGAATTGAAATCCCCAGGAAAAAAGCCGAGAGCCTTGCAAGTAAATCAGATTACAAAAATAACGAAATTAGGGCAAAGAGTTTATGTGGTGGATTCCAAAGAAATGATAGATAGTATATTGGAAGACGAACTGTTTAATTGGAAGGAGGAGTAAATGGAGTTCAAGGCACACAATTATCAGAAATACTGCATTGAGAAAGTTATTGAGACACCAAATGTTGGACTGTTACTTGATATGGGACTGGGGAAGACGATTATAACGCTTACGGCAATTGATGAACTTAAATTTAACCGGTTTGAGGTTGACAGGGTTTTGATAATAGCGCCAAAGAAGGTTGCCGAAAGTACGTGGCTTAATGAGGCGGAAAAATGGAATCATCTGAAATACTTAAAATTTTCAAAAGTGCTTGGTTCAGAGAAGAAAAGAATAACGGCATTGAATACGCCGGCTGACATCTATGTGATAAATCGTGAAAATGTTCAGTGGCTTGTTGAATACTATAAAAATGACTGGCCGTTTGATATGGTTGTAATTGATGAATTTTCAAGTTTTAAAAACCATGCAAGTAAAAGATTTAAAGCATTGAAACTTGTGCTTGGAAAAATAGACAGAGTTGTAGGGCTTACAGGAACGCCAGCACCAAACGGGTTAAAAGATATTTGGGCACAAATATACCTGCTGGACAAGGGAGAAAGGCTTGGAAAGAATATAACGGCTTTTCGTGAGAGATATTTTAATTATTCAAAATACGGAGGGAACCCTTTTGGGGAATATGAGCTGAAGGAAGGGTCAGACAAGTCAATTATGAACAAGATAAGTGATATATGTGTTTCAATGAAGGCGGAAGACTATCTGGAACTTCCAGATATAACCTACAATACAATACCGGTTGAACTTGACAGCAAGTCAAGAAAGCAGTATGAAGAACTTGAGAAGCAGATGATTTTAGAGCTGAACGAGTCTGAAGAAATATCAGTTGCCAGTGCAGCGGCATTAACCGGAAAGCTGTTACAGCTTTCAAATGGGGCTATTTATGATGAAGAGCGTAAGGTACATAAAATTCACAACTGCAAGATTGAACGTTTTGTGGAACTCATTGAAGAGCTTAACGGAAAACCTGCCTTAGTGTTCTACAGCTTCCAGCATGACCTGGAAAGAATAAAAAAGGCATTGGAAAAATCAAAGTTAAGAGTAAGGCAGCTTAAAACTCCGGAGGATGAAAAAGACTGGAACAATGGAAAAATTGATATACTTCTGGCACATCCGGCAAGTGCTGCATACGGGTTAAACCTTCAGGATGGCGGAAACCACGTGATATGGTTTGGGCTTAACTGGAGCCTTGAACTTTACCAGCAGGCGAATAAAAGGCTTCACAGGCAGGGGCAGAAGGAAAAGGTTATAATCCACCACCTTGTAACACAGGACACAAGGGACGAGGATGTAATGAAAGCATTGCAAAGTAAAGGCGATGTTCAAGATGAATTACTGTCTAGTCTAAAAGCTAGGATTGAAAAATATAAAAGAGAAGAGGAGAAATAGATGGAACAATGGGAAATGATGGTTAAAATGGTCAAGGAACATTATTAGAGCAATGTAAAGGAGATGTCGACCTTGTTGCGAGAATACTATATTTTGATTCAAGTGATTCAGAATTGATAGAAATATGCGACAAAATTGAGAAGAATAATTTCAATGGAATATTTCTTTCGGCATTTAAAGAAGTTCATCGTTCTAATATGACGAAATTAGATAAAAATGGAGAACCTGTTTATTATATGGAAGGCCCTAAAAAAGGGAAAATAGGAAAAAGTGAATTATTTGAAGAACCAAAGTTAAAAGAAATTATTGAAGGAGAGAGGAAGTTGTATAAGTTATGAGGGAGATATTGACTAATAAGGATGTTTTAGGAACAATAACGTTTATAGTAATGTTATATATTTTTTATAAATCATTTGAATAAAATTTACAGAGTGCAAATATCAGGAAGGAGAAGCAGAAATATATGAATGAAAAAGATATAGAGAAAATAGCAGATAAAATATTTGAAAAGATGGAAAAAAGAAAATCAGGGGATAAATACACGGAGACAGAGGCAATGCTTAGGTCTTATCCGCTTTATAAAATTAATTTAAAAAGAAATGAGGATGAAATAGCACAAATAAAAGAAAAAGGGTTAAGAGCAATAAAATCAAAACCTGTTTTTTCTGAAAATATAAAAGGCGGGGTCATTAAAATTGAGGGGATTCCCGAAAAGGAATTAAGTCGAATCGAGTATTTGGAGGGAGAAAATAGAAAACTGGAAAAAAGAATTTTTAGAGTGGAAGACGCCTTGAAATATTTTGAAAGAGATAAATATTTTAAAATCATCGAATTGAGATATTTTAAAAATTTTACTATAGAAGAAATATCGGAAGAAATAGGGGTAACTGGGAAAACTATAGGCAAAAATAGGACAAGATTGGTTGAAGGAATACAGTATTTACTCTTTCCAGAAGTTTTACTTGACTAAAATTACCTTTTGACTACCTTTTTAGTACCTTGACTATACCTTTTTTTATGGTATAATATGTTAGAATGTAATTTTTAGGAATTGATAATCAATATCAATGACCGATGAATTTGATCAGCTATATTAGAAATTAAGACAGTTTAAAAGCTGTCTTTTTTTTGTTACAAAAAGGAGGTAGTAGCATTGAAATTAAATGCAAGGCAGAAGGCTTTTTGTGAATATTATGTAGCTAGTGGAAATGCTACTGAATCCGCAATAAAAGCTGGATATAAAGAGAAATATGCAAGACAGAATACACCTAAATTACTACGAAATACGACATTAGTGGGATATATAAAAGAATTACGAGAAAAAACTAAAACTAGTAGGATAATGACTGCTATTGAAAGAAGAGAATTTTTGACGGAAGTTATTAAAAATGGAAATGAAAAGTTGCAAGACAGATTGAAGGCTTTGGATATTTTGAATAAAATGGATGGTGAATATATTGAGAAAATGCAGTTGTCAGGACAATTAAATACTAATCCTTTTTCTGGACTTACTATCGAAGAGTTAAGAGCGTTAGCTGGTGGTAAGAGTGGATAAGATGGAAATAATACGGCTAGAAGCAACTAAGGAGCTTTCACGACGGAATTTACTAGATTTCCTTATTTTTGATGGGAATGGAAGATATAAAAATTCTAGGCATATACAGTTTTTGACTGATAAGGCCCAGCAGTTTTTGGAAGATGTGAAAGCTGGTAAAAGTCCAAGACTTTATATTTGTATGCCGCCACGACATTCTAAATCGGAAACTATGACGAAGAAATTTCCTGCTTGGATAATTGGGAATAATCCTGACTATGAGATTATAATTGCGAGTTATTCAATGGATTTGGCTAGAGATTTTGGGAAAATAGCGAGAGATACTTATAGGGAGCACAGTAAAAATGGGACTGGGATTTTTAATAATATCATCGACAGGGATAAGAGTGCTGGTGATAACTGGGGGATCTCAGAACATCGTGGCGCTGTTGTGAGTACAGGTGTTGGAGGAAGTGCAACAGGTAAGGGGGCACATATCGCGATTATTGATGATCCGTTTAAGAATAGGGAAGACGCTAACAGTAAACTTCAAAGAGACAAGGTCTGGGCCTGGTATCAGTCAACTATTCGGACAAGATTGGCACCTGGTGGCGGGATTATAATTATTCAAACCAGGTGGCATGAGGATGACTTGGTCGGTAGAATTTCTAAAGAGATGGAAAGTGGTACTGGAGAAGTTTTTGAGAGTATTGTGCTTCCAGCGATTGCCGAAGAAAATGATATTTTAGGAAGAAATGTTGGTGAAGCATTATGGGAAGAACGGTACGGATTGAAAGAACTTAAAAATATTAAAAAGGCGATAGGTAGCCGTGAATTTGCGGCACTTTATCAGCAGAGGCCCCAAATTGAAGACGGCGGACTTTTTAAACGGCAGTACTTTAAATATTTCGATATTGATAATGACTTCATCGAAACTGCTGATAAAAATGTAAATGTGAAAGATTGCTTCTATTTTCAAACAATAGATACCGCTATGAGTACTCGAAAAAATAGTGATTATACGGCAATTGCCACTTTTATGTGCGACAGGGAATGGAACTTGTATTTAATTGACTTAATGCTTGAAAGATTAGAAGTTCCTGACCAATGGAATGTGATTAAGGAATTTAGAAATAGATATAAGTTGAGATTTCAAGCCATAGAAAGCAAAAGTAGTGGTATTGGGATAATTCAGCAGGCGAACAGAGAGGGAATGCCCTTAAAGGAATTGAAAGCCGATACTGATAAAATGACAAGGGCCTTGAACATATCAGTTATGTTTGAAAATGGGAAAGTTTATTTCAATAAAAATTTGGATAAACTTTTTGAGCTTGAAGAGGAACTTTTGAAATTTCCAAATGCTTTGCATGATGACGCTGTTGATGTGTGCAGTTATGCGGGCATTGTTATAAATGATTTGATTCAAAATTCAAAAAGATATATTAGAAAATTTATAAGTGTGTAGAAAGGAGGAAATGTGAGTATCAGGGAAAATGTAGTAAGTGCTTTGGTAAAAGAAATAATATCGCTTGGTTCTGTTTCTTATAGCGGAGATATTGACGATGAAACATTGCAGAAGATGTTGGCTGATGTCGATGTGGCACAGGCTATACAGCTTACGACACAAAGTGTGACATCTAAAGAGTGGAAAATTGAGACGGATATGACTGAGTATCTGGAAACAGCTGAAAGTATTCAAGAAAGATTTAATAATTTTAATATGGTTAAACTTTTGGAAAATGTGCTAAGAGCGGAAATATATAAGAAGTCTATATTTGAGATTATATACGGAAAAGATGATACAGGTGGAACGGTGATTGATGATTTGGTACTGTTGCCGAATAAATATATAAAATATAACAAGGATAACGGTTGGATGATTAAAACTCGTGATAGTGAGATTGTTATTGCGAAAGAACCCAACCGTTTTTTAGTTTGTGTTAATGAAGAAAGACTGGATAATTTACAGGGAAGTTCAGATTTGTTGCCGCTTGTTCCAGTATTCAAGGCTAAAGAGCATTTGGAGAGCAAGTTAAATGCGATTATAGAAAAATATGGGGACATTATAACGGTATTCGCTTATGAACCTGCTGTTGAAACAGATCCGCCAGAAGTTATTAAAGCTAGGCAAAAAGATGTGGAAGCACAGGCTAAAGATTTAAAAAATGCTAAAGGTAAAGATGTGCTGGCAGTACCGAGTGCCGGGGAGAAATCACTTGATGACTTCATAAAATTTATTAAATTAGATGACTTGAAACCTGAAATCTATCAGGAATTGTTGAGCGAGAAGTCAAAAGCAGTGCAAAGATATTTGCTTGGAAGTACATTAGTAGTTGGAGTGGATGGAAATAGCGGTAACAGGGCTTTGGGTGAAGTTCATAAGGAACAGCAAAATTATAAGATAGAATCTAAAGTCAAAAAGATTAGGGACTGGATTCAAAAACTTATCGAACTTGATTCTGTCTTGTATGGGTACGACCCCAGCAAGTTTTATTTTAAGTTTGTCGAAGAGATTGACGAAAAAGAAACATTGGAGCTGGAAGATAAGAAAGCGAAAACTATGACTGAGAAAGTGAACTCTATAGTTAAAATTATGGAGAGCGGATATGCCTTTACTAAAGATAAGATAGCAGAAATGCTGGGCGTGGATGTGATTGACTTGGTGGAAGTAGAGAAGACTGAAGTAAGTGAGTTCGCCAAAGGTAAAAAAAAACTGAACATCAATAAAATAAATGAGAAACGAAAATTAATTGAAAGGAATCAGGCAAGATTTGACAGATTTGTTGAAAATAATTTTAAAAGATGGCAGAAGGATATATTAAAAGCTGTACGAGAAAAGATAGAAAAAGCTAAAGATATTTCAGATTTCTATGACTTGAACTTTAGCTATGAAAATATACTGGAAGATTTAATGCTGATGTCGACTTTGCAGGGATTTGACAATGCCGCTATGGTCGATAGCGGAGTAACAGAATTTGCGAATACTAGAACCAAGACAAAGAATGCCGCACTTGATAATTTCCTGAAAAAACATCCCGCCTTATACACTGATGTGGAAAAAGAAATGGATTATTCACGGCAAAAATATTTTTGGATAAAGAAAGTCACAGATGTCAATGTGACAGAAAAAATATTTAAGCAGATGTCGAATACACTCGAGAATGGCGGAACATTTAAAGACTGGAAAAAAGATGTTGATAAAATCCTGTCGGAGAGCGGATTAAAGCTAAATGAGGGATATTTAAAAACCGTATTCAGAACAAATATGAATCACGCCTACAACGCTGGTATTCATTTGAAAGTTGACAAGTACAAAGAGCGTTATCCATATTATCGCTACTGCGGTATTTTAGATGGGAGAGAACAGCAGCATACAAAGGAACTTGACGGGAAAATATTTAAAGTGGGGACGCCTGAAGCTGACAAATACTTTCCGCCAAATGGATTTAATTGCAGATGTTATACCGTGTCCTTAACTGAAGATGAAGTAGATCCGAGCGAAATTGTAAGCAGTGATGACATCGGCTTGGATGTGGGAAGTTTTGCTGATAATATAGGTGATGTTGACTATATAGAAACTCTTGAGAATAATTATAAGCAAAAGGTGGAAGCATTTGCTGATAAGTTTGACATTCCTGATTTTGTAGTTGCCAAACCATTGAAAAAAGATGGCAATAGTAGTATAATTGACTCGATAAAGACAGTTAAAGAAGCGAATAGCTATGCTGAAAAAGTATTGAAAGTGAAAGCGGATTATACTGGCATTGATGTTCGCTGTGCTAATGAGTGGAATCGTGGACTTGCGGCTATGAAGAGTAAATATCCTGAAGTTGTGGAACAGATTAAGTTTGTCGGAAGTATACAGAAGAGAAATGAATTGCTGGAAGCAGAATTGAGAAATTATGCTAAGAACAATAGATTGGCGAAAGATATGATAAACGATATTTTAGGTAGCTTGAAAATTAAGAATAATCGAACAGCGGAAGCCTTGTATGGTGTTAAGTTTGGGGATGATCCGGCTGAAAACGAAATTATAGAAATAATAAACAAATATGCTGGAATATCATTGAACTCAAATTACTATAGCAATTATGATAATGTGATTGCTGAAAGAAAAAGACAAGTTGCTAACGGATGGAAACCTGTTGGCTGTGATACAATGAAATCTATTTTTGATCATGAATTTGGACATCAAATTGACAAATTGTTGAATGTTTCTAAAAATAATGATGTAAAAAAATTCTATGAGCAAAACAAAATTGAAATAAAAAATGGATTATCTAGGTATGCGGTGAATCAACGGGAAGAATTTATAGCTGAAGCTTGGAGTGAGTATAATAACAATCCAAAACCACGAAGAATTTCAAAAATGATAGGCGAGTTTATTGAAAAGGAGTGGAAGGAATGGAAGAAAAAAAATCGTTAGATGAATGGCAAAAGATATTTGAAGAAGGTATTTCTGATGACAAGTTTGAACCTGGAGAAACTCAAGAAGAGAGAAATGCAAGATTTGCAAAAATGACGCCAAAAGAAAGAATAAAAGCAATAATTTCTGAGGCATTCGATTCGGCTAATGACGGTTTTTTAACAGAGGAAGAAGAAAAAGAGTACGGGTACGAATAGCTACTGAAAACTGGTCACAGTTATTAATTTAGCTGTGATTTTTTTTATGAAAGGATATATTATGAGAATTACTATAACAACCAATCTCGATAGTGTGGGTTCCAGTTTTAAGGAAAGACTTGGAAGCGTCAGTAAGGAAGAAATGTTTGACGAGATAGCGTTTTATATGGAAAATGAAATGCGAAAAAGGTTTGACAGCGGAACAGATTATCAGGGAAATGCGTGGGCCTCTTTGAAAATCAGAAAAGGGAAACCGCTTAATGATACAGGAATGCTTAAAGGCTCTTTGGGGACAGCTACGATAAAGGGAAACAGTGTTTCAATATTCAGTAATTTAGTTTATGCAGGGATTCACGATAGAGGTGGAACTATAACGCCTAAGAATGCTAAAGTTCTGCATTTTAAAGTCGGCGGCACTGATTACTTTGCCAAATCGGTAACTATTCCTAAGCGGCAGTTTAGTGGTATCAGTGATAAAAATAAAGAGGATTTGAAAAAAATTATTAATGATTATCTTGTTAATAAAAAATTATTTTTATAAATTATGATTCAGTTGTATGCTGAATTTTTTTATTATATAAATTTTTAAGAAGAAAGGAGCAAAAGATGTCTTTTGTACTATTTAAAGCTGGGGATTACGGCAATAAGGGCAAATGGGATAATAAACATTTAGCTAATCTTATTAATAATAAGAAAGAGCTGGATATAATCCCTTATCATACAAGCGAGTTTACAAAACTTGGAGTATTGAGAAATGAAATTCCAGTTATTGGGAAGTTCAAAGATATAAATATTAAGGGTGATGAGATAGTTGCTGATAATGTTGAAATCTTTGACAGAAAAGAATTTAAGAACCGTAAGGTCGACAGGCTTTCTGTTGAGATTGAAAATGGGGAGATAACTCGTGTTGGAGCACTTCCTGTTGGGGTTGAACCTGCTGTCAGCAATAGCGGAAGTTTTGCTGATGGAGAGTTTTCTCAAGGATTTGAGATGGATTGGATTAATCAAAATAATATAATTGAATTTAGCGACGGTGGAAGTGCCGAAGATAAAAATAATAATAATGGAGGGAAAGACGGAATGAATTTTGAAGAATTTTTGAAAAAATTGTTGGAAGCTGGAAGCGAAGACAAGATAAAAGCAGTCAATGAAGTATTGAAAACCTTGTCTGAAGAAGAATTGAAAAAAGTTGAGATTCCAAAAGATAAAGGGCCTGATAAAACTGAAGACGAAATTAGAGAGGAAGTTAAAAAAGAGTTTGCAAGGGAGCAGGAAATAAGAGAATTTATGTTGAAAAACTCCAATAAAATAACCCCTGCCTTGAAAAAATTAGGTATTGAAGAATTTGTTAAACAATCTTTTGAAAATAATGACGGCGTTATTGAATTTTCTGTAAACGGCAATAACCAGTCAGTTAAGTCGAGCGATATTTTATCTAAACTGTTTGAAAACTTGCCAAGTTTTGGGGGGCATAAGCCGCTGGAGTTTGGCAGCGATGACGACGAAGTTTCAAGACAGCAGCAAATGATTGCCGATGAAATAGCAGGATATAAAGCTAGAAATAATATTAAATAAGGAGTGGTGGATGTGAAAAATAGAGTTAAATTTTATGGTGAAGATAAGAAAAAGGATATTGTGCTAAATGAGTTTTTTCCGAGAAAAACGGTTACATTGGCACAAGGTGAAGTTATAAAATACGGTCAGGCATTGGTTTATGATACAACTACTGGGAAATATAAGAAATATGATTCCAGCACACCTGGAGGTAAGTTGCCAAAAACTTTTTATGTCGGTGCGGATGAAGATGTGGATGCGACAACTGAAGATGTTAAGATTCAAGTTGTAAGGGCTAGTGATATTGATGGAAAACTTGTTGTTGGAGTGACTGATACAGATTATGCGGCACTTGATAACCTGGATAAATACGGAATAAATGTAAGATTTGATAATATTGAAGCATAACAGAGGAGATGATTATAGATGTTAAACGATATACAATTAAAATTAATGGCTTTATACGCGGTTGTAGAGCCGAAGGTGCAGACGCACTATCTGGACAGATTTGGAAATGCAAATCCTGAATATATGAGCGACAACGAAACTATTCTTTTAAAAGATTTGAATGATTACTTGGTTGAAGCAAGTATTATTGAGCGTGGGAGCGAGATTCCTTTTATAAAGGTAAATGGTATGGAAAGTATGGCAATTACGCCTGATATTGTGGCTGCTTCTTATGAATTAAAACCTATTATGAATGGTGGAACTGCTACCTTTATTAATGGTCAAATGGTTGATCCGCAAAAATATCAGGAAGACAGATTGCTTTTAAAATTGAAAAATGCGATGTTGAAAACTAAGGAAAAAATGGCTGCTAATGCTTTCTTGCAAGGGAAATATGTTCAAGCGAATTCTCAAACTGAAATTGATTTTAAATTCAATAACCCGATTGCAAAAGATGCCAAGAAAATTAATAACTGGGTTACTTTTTTCTTTGACATAATTGATGACTATGAGAAAAAAAATGGGGTAATGCCGGACAGAATTGAATTAGGGAGAACTTTATTTGATAAGTTAATCAAAAATAATGAATTTATTGAAGTTGCGAAAGCCTATTCCAATTCAATTGGGTTATCTGCTGATGAAAAACAAGTTTACCTAGACTTGCTAGGACAAAGAATTTCTAAGTTGAGAACTGCTCAAGACTTTAATGGCAGAGATATTGCAACTGACAATATGATTTATTTATCAAATGACAATGCCTTAGTTCCTGTATTTGCGGCACTTGAAGCGGTGGATGCGACAGGAAAGCCTTTTGTATTTGTTGGACAGGAAATTCTGGATGAAACAGCTGCCAATAAAGAGACTGCAAGAGCTAAAATGTTCTGCAAATCAGCATTTGCTCCAGTAGTTGCTATTAAAGATTTTATTGTCAGATATGAAATTTCTAATGTGGACAGCATCGCCATTGTTCCCAACTCAAAATAGGAAGTGATTGATTATGCTGGAAAAGGTGGGAGGGACTTCTGAAAATGGAGCTGCTCCTGAACTTGATGAAAAGTTGTTAGAAAAAATATCCTATATTCCTAAAGTCGTATCTATTGAAGTTTGCAGATATTCAAAAAGGACGGCTCAAGAATTTATTGATTATATAAATAATCAGCTTGTCCCGGATTGTAAAATTTTTGTAACGATTTTTATAGGTGATGAGAAATATAAATTTTTGGATTCTGAAACAAAAAGAGTATTGAATGAGCTTTATGTGGCTTGGAAAATATATGAAAGCTTAGAAAAAGAAAAAATTTCAGAAGATAAGAGAGATACACTCTATAAGCTGCTGGAAAGTTTGAAAGGAAGTTCTGAAGATAGCAGCGGTTCAAGTCTTTTGAACGACAATAGATATGGACGGATTTATAGATTTTAGGAGCTGATGTGATGTTTGACATAGTATTTAAAAAATTTAAGGAAGAGCTGGAAAAAGATTATCCTGATTATGCGTTTTATATAACAGATGACTTGGAAGCCGAGGATTTTGTGATAAATTCAGTAATTTGTGAAATAAACGGAATTATTGTGAAAAATGCTAAAGAATACAGTGCTATACTGAATTTTTATATTATAAAGCCTAAAGTACAGGATGACTTGGGGAACTTTATTTTACAGGCACTGGATATTCAAAAGAAAATACAAGATTTAGATGAGAACAGGAGAATATTCTTTTCTGAAAAAATGAGTTTACAATTTGGAGAACTGAAATCAGTAGAAGCAAAAGAAACTTTGAGAATATGTCTTATAACTGGGACTTTTGATACAAGTTTTCCAATAAAATATGCAATTGACAATATGAAGGAATATAGTCCAGCTAAGAATATATATTTAAGTAAAAGGAGTGATGAATAATGAACGGGAGTCCAAAATTTGTTTTGGAAATCGAAGAAAGAGCGGGAACTGCCATTGCCAGAAGTGAGCAAGGAGTCATAGGAGTAGTGCTGTTTGACAGTACAAAAGATGACAGGGATTACACTTTTAACAGCAGAGGAGATGTGCGACAGACAGACTGGAGTACTGAAAATTTTAACTTATTAAAAGATTTGGCATTTGTTGGAAGTCCTTATAAAATTATAGTTAAAAGAGTAAAGGAAGATGAAAGGGAATCAATAAAAATAACAGATGTCCTGAGTGATTTGGAGAGTAGAGTTGACAGTATAGTTATACCAAGTGCAACAGAAAGCGAGACAGATAATTTAATAAGCTACGCTAAAAGTAGACATAACACAGAATTGGGGAAATTAGCACTGGATTTTGACCAGGCCCACTTTTTTGTATTTGTTGCTTCGGATAAAGTACCGGACCATCACGCAGTGGTAAATTGCGGCATAACAGGAGCAACTGTGAACGGTCATACATATAGCGATAAAGAATTTGCACTTGCTATTGCTAGTATGGAAGCGGGATGTCCTATTTCAAGAAGTATTACAAATATGAAAATGGGATTCTTGGAAAAATGTGATGTTCCAGCAGAACCAGGTAAAATAACTAAACAAGGAAAAATAGCAGTCAATGTGCAAAAAGATGACAGCGGAATCAGCTACTATGTGATTAATCGTGGAGTTACTTCATTTATAACGCCTGATACTACTAGACAGCGTAGATTCAGCAAGGTTAAAGTCGTAAGAAGTTTATTCACAATAATTGAGGATTTGAAAAAGTCTTGGAATGACTATAAAGGTGCAAGATTAAATGGCTATTTAAATAAAATGGCTTTTCTAAATGCAGTCAATGCCTATACTCAAAGTCTTATGAATCAAGGAATATTAGACCCCGATTATTCAAATTCTTTTGATATTGATGTGGAGCGGCACAAATTATATTTGATGACAGAAAAAGGTATATCGAAGGAAGAAGTGGATAAAATGAGTGAAGCTAAACTTCGTCGAATTAATACCGTTGATGCAGTTTATGCAAGATGTGATGAATTAATGCCACTTGACTGTATGGAAGACTTTTTTGGAAAAGCTATAATTCAAAGTTAAGAAAGGAATGATAAGGAATGGATATATTTAAGGCAAATCAGGTAATCTCTGGCTCACATGGAACGCTTATGATTGATGGAGAAGTATTTGCGGAAGTATCTGAAGTGAAAATAGAGACTAAAATAGAGAGAAAAGAAGTTTGGCTCCCTGGAGGGCAGAAAGGTGAAAAGATTGTCGGTGCTAGCGGGGAAGGTACTATTAAAAGATATAAGTTAAATTCAAACTGGTTTAAGAAATTTACAAAATTGGCTAAGGGGAATGAAGTGTATTTTGAATTATATTTCCAAGTTGACGACCCTGATGTTGCGGGTGCTGAAGCAATTAGAATTACTGACTGCTGGAATAAGGACGGGTTTTCTATAGAAGCTAAGCGTGGGGAAGAAATGGACGAAGAATTGAAAATCGGTTATCTTCCAATAAATCTTAAAGCGGTTGAGTTAATTTAGAAGGGAGAAATGATTCAATATGGATTTAAAGGAATTATTGAAAAGGCGTGAAGAAGCGAATAAAATTCGTGAAGAAAAATCATTGGTAGAATTTACTTTAGAAAGCTATAAAGATACTGTCTTTAAATTAAAAGTTCCTGACTTTAAAGCCTTTATAGAGCTTTGCGGTAAAATTGGAATTACAGATTTTACTATTTCAAAAAAAGAAATAGAACGAATATTTGCCGAAAAAATTACAAAATCAAATGCTGTTATTTGCGATTATTTATTTGATACTTTCGTGGAACCTAATTTTACAGATTTGGCAGGGGAGCTGATGGTGGAATTAAAAGCACAAAGCAGAGCAGGGATTATTAAAAGTTTTTTTACCGACAACGAGATTATGGAAATATTAATTTTAGTTATAAATAAACAGACCGCTCTTTTTGAAAGCAGTAAGAATCCAAATGTTGTAGAATTAAAAAAAAAATAAATCAAAATATTTTTGATTCTGAACTTAATGCAATTATTTACTATATGCAAAAGGGCTGGACACCTGCTGATTTTAACCAAATACATGACGGCTATATCTGGGATTATTACATAGCGGCTTATGAGATTTTACAGGAAAAAGAAAACGAGAGATTTTCCGAATACTCTAAAATGGGGGTGATGTTGTATGGCGGATAGTGGAAATGTCGTGGCTATGGAAGTCAAGGTTGACGGGATAGACGAAGCTATATCAAAATTCAGTTCACTTGCAAAAAGTTTCGGGGAATTGTCACAGGCGGCTGAAACGGGTTCAGCTAGTAATGAAAAATTAGGAGAAAGTTTATCAAAAGCGGCGGATAGTGCTAACTCTTCAGGAGAAAAAGTAAAAAAACTGGGGGATGATGCACAAAAGACCGCAACAGATACAGAAAAACTTTCCAGTAATTCTAAAAAGGCTTCTGATGATGTGAAAAAACTGGGGGACGAAGCGGGAAAAAGTGGAGAGCAAATCAAGAAAGTAAAACCTGCTGCCGAGGGAACAGGAAATTCACTGATGAAAGCTTTTGGCGGTAAAGTGGCTTCGCTTATAAGTGCGATAGGCGGAAAACTTAAATTTTTAATAGAACCTTTGAAAAAAATAGGAAGTCTTGGAAAAAAGGCTTTTTCTTTTTTGGCTGGAAGTCTTGGTGGAAGTATAGGGAATTTTGCTACTAAATTAAAAAATATTGCGAAGGCATCGGCTGAAGCTGGTGCGAGTGGTGGCGGAGTAGGAGCGTTAGGTTCTGCATTAAGTGGAATTGCAGGACTTGCAACTGGTCCTGTTGGAGCAACTGTTGTTGCGATTGGTGCTCTTACTGCCGCAACAGCAGGTTTTGCTGTAAAAGCTGTACAGGCTTCTGGAAATTTTCAAAAAGGAATGAACATGGTTTACACGATGTTGCCGAATGCTTCACAGCAAACTAAAGATAAATTAAGCAAAGATGTATTGGATTTATCTCAAAAGTATGGACAAGCGGCTGATAATATTTCCGCTTCGATGTATCAGGCTTTATCCGCTGGTGTTGCGGCTAATGATGTTAAGGGATTTTTGGATGTAGCACAGCAAGCAACTATAGCATCTGGTCTGAATGATACAGCAATTGCTGTGGATGGTATAAGTTCGGTTGTAAATGCCTTTGGTGCTAAGAATATAAGTGCCAAAAAAGCAAGTGATTTAATGTTTACAGCAGTAAGAAAAGGTAAAACTACTTTTGGCGAAATGGCGAGCAGTATTGCTCAAGTTTCCCCTGTAGCAAGTAGCTTAGGAGTACAGTTTAGCGATTTGACTGCTGTAGTAGCAACTATGACAGCAAAAGGAACACCTACAAGTGAAACAATGACGCAGATGAAAGCTGCATTTAGTGAATTTTCAAAAGGTTCATCAAAGGCTTCTAAAGAATTTAAAGCCGCAACAGGTAAATCGTTTAAAGATTTTATAGCAGAAGGTGGAAATTTGCAGACTGCTATGCAGGCATTGGATCAGCATGCACAAAAAAGTGGTAAGAATATTAATGAATTTTTTGGAAGTGTTGAAGCAGGGTCATTTGCCTTGTCTGTTACTGGAAAAAATGCTAAAGATTTTGCAGAAAATATGAAAGAAATGCAAAACTCTGATGGCGCAACTGAACAGGCGTATAAGCAAATGGACCAAGGAATAGGACCTTCGATTAATCGGATGAAAGCTTCAATGGCAAAAGGAATGATAGAAGCAGGACAAGCGATAACTCCGATGGCTACACAAATGGTTCAAAGTTTTGAAGGAGCTCTTCCGGCAATAGGATCGGCATTTTCGAGTATAGGGCAATCTTTTTTACCTCTTATAAGTGGATGGGCTAGTGCAATTAGTGGATTTTTTCAAACGATTCAAGCAAATGCTAGTCAATTTAGTGCAATTTTTCAGGCTGTTGGAAGTGTATTGACTGTTATATTTTCTGGAATTGGAGCTGCAATATCTATTCTTGGATCTATATTTAGTGCTGTATTTTCTGTTATAGGAAGCCTACTTAGCAGTTTTGCAAGTGCTGCGGGACTTGCTGGTTCACAAGGGCAAAGTTTTGCAAGTACTATATCAGGTGCATTTAGCACAATAGCTAGTGTAGTTGGAGGAGCTTTGCAATTCATAATGCCTCTTTTAGTTGGTTTGGCACAAATAATTGGTGGTGTACTTGGATTTGCTGTAAAAGGGATTATAAATACTTTCTTATTTTTTGGAAAAATTATTTCAAAAGTTGGTGGATTCTTTAAAAAATTATTTGGAAAAGATGATGCTCAAAAGGCTACCGAATCAATAAATGAAGTTAAAAAGGGTATGGAAGAATTGAATGCCGAAGCTGCAAAACCAGCGCAAAAACAAGTTGATATAAATGCACAAATAAATACCCAAATAGCACAAGCGGGGACTAACGCCCAGCCAGCAGGAATGTCGTTTCAACAAGTTCAACAACCTCCAGTACCCGCACAACCCCAAACTGTAAAACTTGATCCGACAGCTAAAGTTTCAGTTGACCCTGCTTCGCTTGCAAATACCCAAATGAAAATAGACCCAAGCACATTCAATGAAATGCAGATGAAAGTTGATCCTAGTTCATTTGCGAATACTCAAATGAAAATAGATCCTGCGGCTTTTAATAATTTGCATCAAGCAGTAAAACAAGTGAGTGCAGATATAAAAGGAAATCCGCTTGATACGACTAGAAACAGTATTTTAGGAGAAATTAAAGGGCAAATTAACGCCTTGAAAGGCGAAATTTCTGCTACTAAAAGTGCGATTGTTGGAAAGTTAGGAGAAGTTGTAGGAGCAGTAAGGGCTATTAAAATTAATGTTAATGTTCCAGCGGCTCCAAGCGGAGATGCGATAGCGAATAAAATTGCAGCAAGTTTGCAGAAAGGATAATAGGTTATGGGGCTACTGGATTATAAAATATTTATTAAATTTGACGAGAATGTTGATTATAAGGAGCTGGAATTTTTAGGGAATAAATCATTTAACACAATGGATTTTTTATCCCAAAAACTTGGTGACAATAATTTCATTGAAAAAGCGAAAGGAATGTTAGCTAGTGGTTTGAATGATTTAAAAGGAAAAGTTGACAGTATAGCAGGTGGAAATGCCTTGTTTTCACAAATAAATAATAAGCTATCAGAATTAAAAGAATTTTATCTTTTCCCAGTTCCGCCTAGTGAAATGAAATTTAAAAGTATCGGTGGATGGGAAAGTATAGATACTGTAAACGGTATATTAAAACTTAAAAATAAAAAGAAATTACAATCTTTAGCTTTTAGTTCTTTTATTCCAGAACAGAAATATAAATTTGCGGCGCACCATTTGCTTGACCCGTTTACAACATTTTTATTATTTAAATCACTGGAAATATCTGATAAACCAATACGAGTTATTTTAGTAGGAAAATTAGGGAAAGGAACTCTTAGTTCTATTTTAAATCCTGTTGACTTGAATTTTCTTGCAACTGTGAATAAATTTGAGTGCAGTTTTGACGCTATCGGAACACTAAATTTTGATATTGAATTTGAAGAGTTTCCAGAGTTTTCGGATATAGAAGAAGTTGAGGCGACTGAAGAAAAATTATTTTACAAGGTAAGTGGTAAAGATGAAAATAATAGTAACTGATCCGGACAGTAAAAGATATGATTTGACAAGCATTGTAAAAGATAATATTCAGTTATCAAGCAGTATCGACAATATCACAGCACAAATGGAGTTTGAACTCGCTTACAATTATAGGGAAGATATGCCATATCACACAATTGACTTGGATAAAGGAGCTTATTTTGTGGAACTTTATGACAATATGGAAACTCTAATATTTCAAGGAATAATTCCTAAAATTAGTGTGAACAGCAAGGCTCCTAAATTTACAGCTTATGACCCCGCTTTTTATATTTCAAGAATATCTGAAATATTTCAATTTGATAATTTAGAAGCGGACAAATGTGTAAAAAAGATGTTAAATGAATTTGATATGCCTGTTGGAACTATCGAACCCTGCAGCGTGAAAATTGATGAATATTATTACAAGGAGAGTATCGCCGATATTATTAAAAAAATAATAGAAACTATAAAAGAAGATTCCGAGGAAAATTGGTATTTTTATTTTGCAGATAATGCTTTTCATTTTGCTAAACGAAATAGCGACAAATATTTAGATGGTAAAATACAGCCAAAAGAATATAAAATTTCTATTGGTGATGGATTTGTAAATATTTTTAATTTTATAAAAGATCCTAACTATTCAGTAAGTTTTGAAAATATGAGAAATAGTGTCATTGTCGTAGATGGAGATGATGAAAAAATGAATAAAGTCGATACAGCGAGAGATGAAGAAAATATCAAAAAATATGGATTGCTACAATATATGGTTAAACAAGAGAAGAACAATCAAGATAAGTCAGCTAAAAAAGGTAGAGAAAAGATCAAAAGCAATAAAAGTGATAAAAAAGAGGATAAGAAAAATAATAAAAAAGCTGAAAAAACTAGGGTTAAAACTTCTAAACGAAATAAAGCAAGGGGTAAGAAGTAATGGCTAAAAACACAAAAAGAAATAAAAAAAGTAGCAAAAGTTCTAGTAAAAAAGATAATAAAGCTAATAAAAAATCTGGTAAAAGTGCAAAAGATAGTAAAAAATCGAAAAAGAAGCAAAAAGAGAAAAAACCCATAAAAGCTGCAAATGTTTTAAAAGAAAAAAATAAACTTGAGAAAACATTTACTTTGACAGTTCCTGGAGTACCAGTTTTAAGAGCAGGAGATTTAGTTAAGATTTCTAAAAATAGTACCGGTATTGCTGGAGTTTTTGAAGTTAAAAGTGTGAATCATAATTTTAGTCAAAAATACAGTTTTTACGGAATGGGAATATATTTTATGAGCTTAACTTTAAATTTAGTAGCAGAATTGGAAGAAAATGAAGAAGAAAGCGAGTGATTTTTATGGATAAAGAAATGTTGCAACCTGAAGAAGCAAAACATTCAGAACCGAATAAGGCCTTTGATAATTTAGCTCGGATTTTAAGGAAGAATTTTGGAAACCCTGATTGGAATGGGCCTTTTTTGGGAAAAGTTGTAAAAGCACCTCCAAATTTAGAAGTTCAAATTGATGAAAGAATAATATTAAAGGCGGATAGAATTGTTGTAGCTTTTGAAAAAGTAGCAGGATACACCAGAGAATTTGAAGTTGAAGGCAATATTGAAATAGATGTGACTGATAGTGAGAATATGGATTCTGGCGGAAACACACATAATAAAATAGCAGCAAAAGGGACATATAAAGCTAGCGGAACAAATAAGTGGACTGATGAATTAAAAGTTGGAGATGAAGTTATCTTAAATGAATTTAAAAATCAGAAAAAGTTTTATTTGGTAGACAAGGCTTATTATTATAATAAGGCAGGTGGATAAGATGTTACCTAATTCAGCGATTACAGCTCTTGATATATATTCTAATACCAAGAATTTGGAATACGACAATTCTGAAGTTTATTTTGATTTGAAATGGGACTTTAAAAAAGGTGATTTTGTTTATGAAAAAGGAACCCCGGTTCTTTTAACAACAAAAAAGGAAATTGTCAAACAATGGGTTATTAAATGTTTGATTGTTACTAAAAATGCTTGGAGAGTGTACTATAAGGATATATTTCCATTTGGCGTAGGAATTAACAAGTACAAAGGCATAAATCCCCTGTATCAAGATTATGCTCAAAGTGAGATTAAAAGAGAGATAATATCTGCATTGAAAGAACACGATTATATAAAATCAATTATAAATTATTATTCTGAATTTAAAGAAGATAAACTAAGTTTTGAGTTCGATATAGTGTTAAAAGGCGGAGAAAAAGAAATGCTCAACATTTCTGAAACAATTGAATTTAAAGATTTTTAATCGGAAGAAGGTGAAGAAATGGTAACTAGAAAAGATATAGATGTCTATGAAAATGATATAAATAGCTTGGTATCAGATATATTTAATGGCGATTTTATGATTAAGTACAATGACACTCCCGGAAGTTTTACGGCGGATATTGTGAGAGCATTTTCTACGGAATTAATTGTGCAACAGAAATTATATGATGAAATGTCAAAGAACTACAATGCCGATACGGCTGAAGGCATTTATCTTGACAGCATTTGTAAAGAAGACTATATCTTTAGGAAAAAAGCAACTACGGCGACTGGAACAGTTAGAATTTATGGGACAAGTGGTGCATTGATTCAAAAAGGAATGATAGTAGCAAGTAATAATTGCACATACACTATTGCTGAATCGAAAATAGTAGCATACAAAGAAACTGGAACAGTTGGATATAGTGAGGTTAATGTTGTTGCAAACATCGCTGGAAAAATTGGAAATTGCGGAATCGGAGAAATAAATAAATTCTCTGAAAGTTATGTCGGACTTGAAAAAGTAGAAAATCTTAATATTATTTCAGATGGAACAGACGAAGAGAATGATGCAGAATTACGAGAGAGAAGAAAAAAAATATTATCGGTTCCAAGTGTAAATTACAATGCAAATATGATTAAAGAAATGATACTAAATAAATTTAAGAATGTAAAGAAATTAAGAGTAATTCCAAGATGGAATGGTAAAGGGACAGCTAAAATCATTGGAATTGGCGAAGCTGGGATAAAATTAAAAGATGAAGAGCTGAACGATATAAAAACATATTTGGATAATGAAATTATAACAGACGCGGAATTTACGGTAAAAACTATCAAAGAGAAAAGTATAAGTCTTACATTTGAAGCTATATTAAACAAAGAATACAATGAGCAAAGTGCGATTGAACTTACAAAAAATATTTTAAATCAAGTGTTTTTAGATAAATTATTTGAAGAGAACAGAATTTATTATGCGGAAGTAATTGATAAGTTGTTAGAAATAAAAGCATTTAAGAAAATTTCAAACATAGATATTAATAACACTAAAGAGGATATTATATTGGAAGATGAAGATTTAATAAGTGTTTTAAATATAACGCTAAAAACTTTAGATTAATTTTAGGAGGAAAAATGAGCGGATTCACATTAGGAGCAAAAGCTAAAATATTGAATACACTGTTTGAAGGCAAAACATATTATGCTGGGCTTTTGACAGCAGTTACAATGGGAGAAAATGGAAAAGAAAATGCTACAGAGCTTGTTTCAGCTTCATATGCAAGAAGGGCTATAAATTTTGGGTCAACGACATCGAATGAAACAAGTAACTTAGCTTCAGTAAAGTTTCCTGAAGCAAGGGAAGACTGGGGGCGTGTAATAGGAATTGGGATTTATGATTCAATAACTGGTGGAAATTTAATAAATTATGCTACTTTTGACGCAAGAGATGAGGTTATAATTTACGCTTTAATGCAGTATGAAATAGCCAAAAATTTTTATGTGATTGGATTTAGAAACTAATGGCAAAAAATGTACACCAAAAGTCAACCGAATATATTAAAGATAATTTTAGTGAAAATGAATTATCAAATTTCTATGTGAGGGATTTTGTAAATGATGGTAGAGATAAAGAGTTTGCTACGATTAAAAGTAATCCCGAAACGGCTAATTTTGTTAAACACACCAAAAAATTATCTGAAATGACAGCGTTAGAGTTATTGAATTATACAGTAAGTGATTTTTCATTCTTTGTAGGATTAGATGACTATGTAAATTTTAAGCAAAAGATTACTGAGAAGCAATTTCCAATACTCTTCGTATATGATGATGATTATGCGGATGTTATGTATAATCTTGCTAAAAATGATTATTATAACAGTATGATAAAATCACTTCCAGGAATATTCAGAAATTCATCTCTCATTCAGGATATATTTCATTTTGCAGATGTCGAGCTAAAATCATTGGAATTTAAAATAGGAACTTTAATAAAAAACAGAAGATTTACAACGGCAAGAAGCGAAATTTTGGAAAAATTAGAGGGAAAATATGGATTAGTCTCAAGTAAAAATTTGGCAACAATATTTAAAATGAACAGAATTATAGCAAAAAGAATTTTAAGGCGATCGACCACTCTAAAGTATTTTGAAGATACAATGAAGTTGTATTTTATTTTCAATGATAGCGTAACAATAACGAACGATAAGAATAATTTCCAATATGTAATAAATTTCCATTCATCCGCTGTAGATAAAGAATATTTGGAATACTGGCTAGAATTGATTTATGGAGTCATTCCAGTTTGGTATGATGTAAAAATTGTATATTAGTTGAAAGGAGATAAAATGAAACAAGCGACATTAGATTTAATAAAAAATATAGATGAAAATACTTTTGTACCGCCAAGTACTAAAAACGAACTTTTTGAGTTATTTCAGTTAGACACGGTTGCTGATTTGAGAAAAGTATCAAGGAATTTTATGAAGTTGTATGAAATATTGGAGCATCTCGATGGTCAAACTTCGAGCGCAACAACAGAAAAAGCTGGAATTGTTAAATTCGGCACAGAAACAGGAAATGCGATAGATGCAGAAACTTGGAAACAAGCAATAGGACAATCTTTAGGTGGATACGTAAGTAAAGTTGAAAACAAAGAAGCTGGGAAATGGTACATAAATGATTTAACAGATGGGAAAATTTATAAATGTATCCAAAATCATACGAGTAAAAGTTTTGACATTACTAAATTTGTGGATATTACGAATGTTGGACTTTCAGACAAAGTGGAAAATTTATCTGAATTTGAAAGCATAAAAATTAATATTCCAAACGGATATATAAAATTTGTGAAAACAGGTAAGGC